TCCAAACCTGTCTTAATAAGTTCCTCCCGATTTAAATTGTCAAACTCTTCTTGTGAAAGCATCTTAATACCATGCTCTTTGCGTATGTCCCTCCAAAAAGTGCCGTTAAAGAATGAAGTAGACCAGCGCTGCATATTGACATATTCCTTCTGTACGGCAAAACCGGGTGTGGCTAGTACTGCCATAGCATCAGGATGCGGTAAGACCCATAGACGCTTTGTAATGACGTCTAAACGCTTGTCATAAAGGAACACAGATTGATTTGGTCGAGGGGACGGCAAATAAGGCCAGCAATAGAACTTCCGGCGCTTAAGATTGACTAGCAAAGGATCGGTTGCGATAACCATCACAATGCAAAACTCATCTTGGTCTATCTTATCGCGGTAGTTCCCAATTGCCTCTAGCAATTGTGGATAGATATCATCCGTCCAAGCGTGTGCTATCTCCCTAGCATCATACTTTGTATTGTCTGATAACGCTTTCTTGGCTAGTTCACTAGCTGCTAAATGTTCGCTCAATAGTCCTGCTCCGTCACTTTTACATGGGTGCGAGGCCATTCTTTGGGAGATTTAGCAATCCAGTTGTCCAACTGCCGAAATTCGTTTGCTTTGGGAAATACGGAGTTAGATACATCCCTTTCCCATCTTTCATTATGTGCTATGAAAGCTGCTGTGCGTGCGTCTTTTTTCATTGATCCTCTTAATGTAAAACCGCTTTACATCCGATCATATCGAGCTAATCCTCGACATGATCGAATAAAATTAATACTTCATTTTGTTCTTTTTAACGTAGCTAGAAAGGGCATTGACTGAATCCCTTAATTCTGGCTCGTTATCGATTTTAGATCTGCCATATTGAAGATCGGAAACGCTTGTATCCGGCATCTTCTTTTCGGAATGATCTCTTTTCATGACTGAGAAGCCTTCGCCTCCGCCTGTCCTTTTCATACTCCCACCTCTGCCGCTTGCGGCTGTTGTGTTGTTTGCTTTATATACTCAATCAATTCTAGACTATTACGCATATTTTCCAAGTCTAGGTTTTCAAGGTCGACGTGAGCGCGTACTAAATCAATATCAGAGGCGACCTGTTTTCTTTCGGCATCGGCCATGTTATCAGCAATCTTACTGTATTTTTCGGAAGCGGATGCCATGAGTTCTTTTTCGCGTGCCAGTTCGGATTTAGTCTTAGCGTGGTCGAGTAGCATTTTACCCTGATCCATTTGCATCTGGCTTTGCATTTGCTGTTCTTGTTGCTGTTGCTGCTGCTGATTCGCTTGTTGCATCTCTTCCATGATCTCTTTCTTATTCGTGATAAAGGCAGCGCGCATGATGGAAGTATCGGGAATATTCATACCAAGCTGCTTGAAATGTAACAATTGCTGCAATTCGGTTTGTCGTTGTGTCGTCGAGTAATTACCCTCTTCAACAGAGATCCCATACTTTTGAGAGAAGTTGAGGAAGAAACGGGGATCAGCATCATGACCAAGGATATTTCTAATCTTACCCTTGCTAAAGTTTGCCCGGATTGCTTTCATTCTAAGGCTACCATAGAGCCTTTGAGTCAGATCCGAGCGATCAAAAATATTCTGCAATGTGACAAGCCCAGCCGATTGACGGAGCATGGATAAGATACCGCTCTTGTCATCTTCAGCCATTCCCAGGAGTTCTTCATTAACGCCTGTAATCTTAGTAATATCTTCCGCAAGGCCGCGCGATAGCTCGATTAATGATTGTGGTATAGCTGATGGCTCAATACGCTGGATCTCATTCGCAAGGTGACCAGCTTTTAATGGGATTAAGAAGGCATCGCCTCCAGAAGCTTGTCTAAATGCTTTTGGATCGACCACAGCGTCTATAGGGTATATCCAGCCGGCATTAATCTGCGATTGCATGATTTGTAGCTCAATTACTTTGCGCATATTATACAAAAATTGACAATCCCTAGTATTCCGAATATAGCCCATAATACGACCACTATATGACAAAATATCCGGCTCATGATAACAGAGGTGCGGCACGCAAGGGTATTCGTCAACGAATTTCTTTTCAGTCGAAAGCAGGTTTTGCCCATGGTAGATTTCACGGTCGCCAATAGATAAACATAGCTTAACCGTTGGGATCTCTTTCTTGACGACTTTTAACCATGGTTGTTGTTGCATAATCATGCGCAACATATCATCGGCGTTTTCTTCGTCTTCTTCCCACTCCGCCGATTCACCTGTATATGGATCTATAATGACTTTAGCAGTTCTCGTAGAACGGTAGTAAAATTCGTCATATGTAAAGAGATTGTTAAGGTGAACATTTTGCAGCTCAGCTTGAAGGGGAAACCGCCCATCTTTAGCGCCTGCCGGACGCATCTTTTTGATCTCATCAGCATAGCCAGGAACTAAGACCATAGCAGCATTCTTGGAAACCCAGCGCCTACGCCATACCCCGTTGCAATCGGTTAGATCCTGCTTACGGAAATTTTGATCCCAGAGCACGTTTGTAAAGGCTACAGAATCGGTAAATATGTCCCCTGACACGGCATCGTTAGTATAGTCCATGTACATCCATAACCAATTAATCCCGACGTCTGCGCCGTTCTCAAATGATTCTGAAAAGTATTCCTGGAAATTGTCCCTATCCTCACACCAACGTATGCACTTATTGTAATCATCACAAAGGTTGTCGGTATCGACTTGGTTGGGGATGGTAATAGTGCTTTTGCGATTCTTGCGCTGGAAGCCTGATATCATGTTGCCATGTCGGCGTATCAGGTTGAAAAAGAAGCGTTGATATTGCTGGTAGTTTTGTCCGTAAGCCGCGGAATAAAGAGTGCTATCACCGATCTTGAAACGTTTGTCAATGGCTCCTGCCATCCATACGGCCGATGCGCCAGTATAGTTGGCATTATAAAACCAATCTTTCATCTGCTTCAGATCTTTAGCCTGAGAATCGGACGGATCAATATAACCCATTCCGAGAGAATATCCGCCCTTGTCGTATGATCCCATGACCCACCTTTGTATAGGTCAGGAATATCATAATGAAGATTTTATTTTACACTGAAATGTTATCCATGTTTTCTAAGCATTTTTCTAGATGCCTTTGATGTTTTTCCATAAGTTCTAGATAAAGCTCTTTGTATTTCGTTGTGATAACTTTTTGCTCCTCTAACAACCATTCATAATCAGCACATTTAGTACGCCAAAATTCTGCGTCGTTTATTTCACAGTTCATCAGAAATATCCTGTTGATTGTTGACCGATCAATCCATAACCATTGTCATCATAAACCTTTCGGCGAAGTTGATCATAAGATAGATTATCGTCAGGGTAGCTAAATTCTCCCTGCGGAAATGCGCTGCACACAGCATATCTGAGAGCATCACAAATATGATCATTTTTCTTTAAAGGCTTGTCTTCTCCCCTATCTGCCGCTTTAGAGTCCCAAGCATAAGATTGGAGATGTTCGCGCAGTGTTGTGCATCCTTTTTGAATGACGATATTTTTTCCGCCTATGAATTTTGAACATATCTTAATACCAAGTAAGACATCATTATTAGCGTCTAGCACTGGTAATTCGGCTTGGCGTAGAGCGATCTTGAGAGATGCGGCAGCCGGATCAACATAGATAGCTGACAAGTTTTTGTAACCAATGAAATCTTTGATATCTCGAACAAGTTCTTGATCAGTTTTGGATCGTCCTTTCTTTGCGGAATCATAGTAATATTCCGCCTCCACACGGATCTGAGGCCACATTCTAGGGGAAATTGCGCATAATACTGCTGCCGTAGCATTAGTAGTGCCATAATCGACCCCAACAACATAATAATTGGGAGGAGGAAAAGGGTTTTCGTATTCATTTGTTTGGTCGTAACAATCATATATCGCACCATGGGCAAGTGCCCACTCGCCGAGTATATAACGATTATACCACATGCCTGAATACGAGGCTTTGAGCTGCTGTTTGTATGCTTCATCAAGTGTGGGGTTGTCTTCTAGATTAAAGTTCCAATGGATAAGATCTAATCCAGGCTTATCAATGTAGTCTTTCTTAAGCCAATGCGCTGGGCCTTCAGGATTGCATGTTGCTAGTAGCTTGGCACCAGGCACACGTAAACGGCTTTCCAGCATCTTCCAAAAGGGTTCCGGCAGGTTTGTTGCTTCGTCCACATACGCAAGTGCCAAAGTGGAGCCCTGAATAGTCGAGACAGCCGACACATCTGGCGCGCCCACAAACCACACATCTCTTCCATACAACCTCGTCATCTGCGCTTTCTCTGTCGGACATGGGAAACCTAGCCTTCTAAATAAATGGGTTAATAAATTGCGTTGTATCGAGGTACGGTTAACGCCAATAATCATGGCATCGCCAGGAGGGCCATTTTTAAGGTCGTAGATAAATCGTTCGATGCTTGAGTATGTCTTTCCCGAACTCACCGCCCCAACCCAGATGTTGAAGCGGTGTGTGGCTTCAGCAAAAGACTTATTCTGTTTCGGGCTTGTCGGCATTTTTAGCCTTTAGTGCATCGAGTTCCGCCCGGAGAAGCATAATTTCATGGGATTGATCTAACTGAGGCTGATTAGCGGCTAACTGATTGAGCATTTCAGGTTCTCTTTGTCCTAAACGTACCTTGCCCAACCATTGCAGAGCAGGCCAATATCCTTTCATAGCCTTTTGATATTGTTGGGCTTCCAATAGGATATCCCCTTCACAGCGTAAATTTCCCGCATATTCCGTGAAAGTTACGCCATAGCGATCTTTTATC